TATGGGAGTGCTTTACAAGGGCAAAGGGGACCACTCTGTGGTGAACCTTTACCCTGATTGGGTGCCTGACATAGTCTCTGCGCAGCCTAGCCGGTATTTTACCGAACACTGCGCACAGATGCAGCTCGTGGGTAAGGTAGCGCGGCAAACTGGCATGCGCAACAAACGGGTGGATGACGTTGATTTCGCTGACTTTTGGCGGACGACGACTGGTGAGGAGCCAGCCGAGTCCTTCAAGAGCTACGGAAACGCCCATCCCAACGTTACCGGCACCTACCGCGGATTTGGAAAGTATCAAGCTGAACCCCTCATTTTGGAAGAAAGTAAAGCTGCGAAGCTCCGGAGAGCGTTCTCCTGGCTTAGCAGCCACTTCTACCCATATATGAAGGACTCAGTGGTGCTGCCCAAGCAGGATGTTGTCGAGGCGTTGGACCCTACGACCTCGTGTGGCTACCCATGGAACGCACGGTACTGCGATAAGAATGAGTTTTTTGACTCTGAAGACGCGGTGCATGTTGACCTGCATTGGGAAGCTATTATGGGGGGCGTCCGCCCGCTTACCCTGTGGAGTGTGTGCGCCAAGGAAGAGTTGCGGCCAACAGAGAAACTGAGGCTGGGCAAGATTCGGACGATCAATGGTTCTGCCATTGAACATTCAGTCTCAACCAACCGTATGTGCCTCGATATGAACCGACGCTTCTTAGGCAGCCAGGGCCAAACCTGGTCAGCGGTCGGCATGAACATTTATGCAGGCGGCTGGGACACGCTCATCCAACGGCTCCAAAAGCACGGCGCGGGCTGGGCCCTCGATGAGAGCGGCTATGATGCTTCCTTGATTAGGCAGCTGCTTGAAGGAGTTCGCGACTTCAGGTGGACGTGTATCAGGCAATCTATCGCCCCAGGTGAGCGCGCCGCCTATAAGAGGGCGCTGTGGATACTCTATGAGGACATCATCTTCTCCATTGGCATCACGCCGCTGGGGGAGCTTATAGCCAAAACACAGGGCAACCCGAGTGGGTGTGTTAACACGACAGTGGATAACACCCTCATTTTGTTTGTTCTTTTGGCCTACTCATGGATAACCACAGCGCCTGACACGCACCAAAGTTACGAATCATTTATGGCGTGTGTGGAGGCGGCGCTCTATGGCGACGATAACACCTTTTCAGTGGACCTAGTGGCGCGGAAGTTTTTCAACCCATCGACCATATCAGCAGCGATGCTTGAGTTGAGGGTTGTTTGTACCTGCAACCACGTGGAGGCAAGGCCCGTCACGGACCTTGACTTTTTGTCAAATGTGTCTGTGACATACGGGGGTGTGCACTTCCCCAAGCCAGTAGATGGCATGAAACTAGTGCACTCGGCAGCGTATCGCGACAGGAAGGACATCCCAACCCGCCTGGCGCGCATATGTGGCCTCAGACAGCGAGCTTTCTTCGATGCCGAAGTCTTCACCCTGTTGGACCACTTCGCCACGTACTTGGTTAACAAGTATGGGGTGCTGTGGGGTGCCAATGCAGAGTGGAAGGCTGCTTTGGCCATGCTGAAGAGCCCCGAAGCCATCATGGTTGACTACCAACCCTGTTATGAGGGAGAGACACTCTTATCGGTGGATACACCGATAAAAGCTATCATGAGTAGCAAACCAAAAGCTCAGGGCCCAGCGAAATCAAAGAATCAGCTCAAGCGAGCAAGGCAGCGCGCTAATCGCAAGAAGGGCGTGCCGACGCGAGGCGTTGATGGGTCTTACAACCTCGTCTTCGCTGGCGATCACAACACGGTGGAACTTGCACTTTCGCAACTCGGCGTGGACAGTGAGAGCAAGTCAGAGTACACGTTGAACAACGTCTGTGTGTCCGTTTTGGGCACCAAAGCTGAGGACATCGTGTGCGTGCTGGCCCTCCCGCCGGAAGCAGCCGAGCCGCCCGACATTCTTGCGGTACGATGGTCTGTGTTCCTAAAGCAGACGGGTGTGGTGAAGCTCAACACGTTTAACGACTTTGGAGCCACACACTACGTGCCGTGTGACAAGCCCTTCTGCAAGCTCAAAATTGTGCGTCCCGGCGCTGACCAAGCTGTGCGCACGGTCCTGCGCATTACAGCCGGAGTCCAGCTAAGGGACCGCAAGCCCCACACGTCTGATGCTGACGTGTGGCGACAAGCCCCGCCCTGACATGAGGCGCCTAGTGAGATAAAGACCACGACTGGTGTAGCCCCTGTTGTTGGTGCTGTGCGTAAACCGCCGGCACCCAAGAAGGGGAACACCAGAGTGGTGTCGACCTAGGCCCCCCACGTGAAGGAAAGGCCGCTCTTTTACAGGGCGAAGGCACTGCATCGTGCAGTGTAACGGTTGACCAGGCACGGTGGCCCAAGGGAGTGCTCGGTACTTTTTGGAC